TCAACCTGGACCGGGTCGCTTCGGGAGGAGTGCGCTCAACGCAACTTCGCCGACATCTCGGATTCCTGGACGGGCAACGAGCCCGATGGCGGCTTCGAGATCGGTGACATCGTATTGTCCGAGGCCGCTTCGGGAGGTCGAGGTCATGTCGCAATGGTGACTGGTCTCAACCCCACGATTCTGTCCGAGGCATGGATCGCTGAGGACGGAAGTATCGACGGGTACATGGGGGATCAGACCGGCAGCGAGGTCCGGTCCATATACTACAATGATCATCCGTACACCCAGTCCGCATCTTGGACCCACTGTCTTCGTCGGCGGGACAACCACGGCGGCTCGGCTCCCTCACACGCCGAGTCATCCTCCGGAACCTCCATTCAGCAGGCCGTCCTTCGCGCCGCTGATGCTGTCGGGTGTCCTTGGTGGGCTGCTCTCGGCTGCCTCAAGGTGGAGACCGGCGAGGAGGGTGCCAACATCTACGGCCACGACGCCGGAGGCGCCTGCTCGGGCTGGGGCGAGGTCACGGAGCACAACTTCAAGAACTACTTCTGGCCCATCGTATCCGAGTGGGGTACCTCGAACGGAGTCGGCCCGCTTCAGATCACCTACAACGGGTATTTCATCAACGATCCCGACCGAGCCTGGTGGGATCCGCAGAAGTCGGCCGAGGTCGGCTGCTCCATCCTCAAGGGTCTTATCGATGCCGAGGGTGATTCCTACGAGGACCTCCGCCGAGTGGGGTCTCGCTACAATTCCGGGACCATGTATGGGTCCTACGAAGCGTACGGCGTGCCGTTCTCCGATGCATGCCGCTACTGGTACAACAAAGGCCGTCCGTCTCAAGGTTCGAGCGACGGCGGAGAGGAACTCGAAGTGTCATACGCTACCGATCTGCTTTCCGAGATCAAGGACCGCCTCGTCGAGGTTTCCGACCAGACTGGTGCCGGCATCGCCGGTCGTCGTTTCGACGGTCCTATCGTTGGTTGGCTGAAGGATATCTCCTACAAGCAGGACGCGATCCAGAAGTCCCTCAACGAGATCAATACGAAGCTCGACGAGAAGAAGTGAGGCCGCCGTGCCTTACTGCCACGTCAAGGGAGACATTCCTCCGTTCGCCACGCTGACAGTCGACCCCGATGACGGCCCCACCTACGTTGATACTGCCGGAGAGAACGGCAAGATCGATGGCATGGTGTGGTTCTTCCGCAGCACCAACGCTCGTCTCTTCCTGGATGACCAGGGATGGCCCGCCACCAAGACGGTAACTCTGAGCGAGGACAACGTCGTCGATGTCACCATCAAGATTAACCGTCCTGCTGGTGGCGGAGGTGGAGGTAACGGGAATGTCATGATCCTCGGCCGTGAGGAGCAGGTGCCGGCAGGTACTCCTCCGAACACGGTCATCGTACGAAAGGTCTGATCATGGCTTCCCACCTGAAGAGTATCGCTGTTTCCAAGAACCAGGACGAGAAGCTCAGCGTTCCGTCAGCTGTTGGGGACTGGGCGCTGCTCGTAGTGGGTGGCCAGTTCGGCACTATGCAGGATTGCACCCCGGCCGGGTGGACTGGTAAGTACGCCACAAGCGCCAAACTTCGCTCTTGCACCGTGGCCGTCAAAATGGTTGCTGATCCTGCCGACACCCAGAACGTGGTGTGGAAGTCACCGGACCCGGCTCACAACGGACGACACGTTGCGGCCCTCATGGTGTTTGACGGGACCAAGGTCAAGAGTCTGGTACCCGGCACACCGGCAGAGAGTGCAGACAACTGGAAGAACGGACCATTTCCTCAGCTCACAGGGTTCGTGCAGCACGATGTGGCTACCAATCCCGTAGCGACTTTCCCAGAAAACGTCGAGTCGGTAACCAACGGTGCCTGGGGCAAGGACACAAAGATGTCCTGGTCGTCGATCGTCGTCGGATACGCTCAGTCGCCGTACGTTCCGCCAAGCGAAACCGGCGTGTGTGCCCTCTTCGGCGTCGACGTCCGGCTTAAGGAGCAGAACGACTCGCTCGATCCGACTCTCGCTGACGGATCCAAGATCGGTGTCAATGTGTGGGACGGTGCTCGGGAGACCCCAACCGTCACGATGCGAGCAATTCCTGAAGGCGCCAAGACGATCTCGGAGCTCCTCACGATTCCGCACTTCATCGTCGGGCATCGAGGCGGATCTCAGTCCTGGCCCGAGCACACTGAGATCGGGTACACCCAGGCGGTCGACTACCACGCTCACGCGCTGGAATTCTCGGCCGCTCGGAGCAAGGATGGCGTCTGGTTCGGCTGTCACGACAAGAGCCTGAGTCGTCTTGTCCCGGCGCTGACCAAGAACGCGGACGAGTACACCTGGGCTGAGATCAAGGCCGCGGCGTCGAAGACCCAGTATATGCCAGCGACGATCGATTGGTTGATGGACACGTACTCCAAGAGTCACGTCATCGTCTTCGATCCGAAGCATAAACTAGGTGAGTGGCAGACCGTTTGCGACATGTTCAAGGGCATGGAGCAGAAGGTCATACTCAAGTCCTACGGAGACTCCAAGTGGGCGTTCGACGGAATGCGTGCACGCGGATTCAAGACCTGGGGGTATGCGTACGCCTCGGACACAACCAAGGAATGGTATCCGAACTTCCTCGCGGGGAAGGTCTGCGATATTCTGTCCATGGAGTTCAATGCGCCACAGACAACATGGGATTCCCTGAAGGCTTCAGGTCTCCCGACAGTTGCGCATATTCCCGCTGACGCCGAGCAACTCAAGACAGGATGGTCTCGAGGAGCGATGGGCGCCATCGTGTCAGGTATTGCGGCCGCCTGTGAGAGGGCCGCATGAGTCCGGCGTTCACGCTGGAGATGGATTCGAGGATGGACACAGGGAAGTGGCTCGAGAGACTCAAAGAGGGCCGCTTCTTCGATTTCCTCGACGACTGCGGACAGGCCGGGGTGGCTGCACTAGCTGCCGCTACTCCGGTCAGGTCCGGTTACACTGCATCTAGCTGGTCCTACGAGATCAAGCGGAGCAGAAACCGAGTCTCGCTGGTCTGGAACAACTCCCACGTGGAGCAGGGTGTCCCGATCGCAGTCATATTGCAATACGGGCATGGCACCAGGACCGGTGGCTATGTCCAGGGCGTGGATTATATAAATCCGGCGCTCAGGCCTATATTCGACAGCATCGTCAAGCAGCTTGAAAGCGCGGTGAGAGGCTAGTGGCGTCAATCGAGGAGCGGGTAGTCGCTCTTAAGTTCAACAACGGCCAATTCATGAACGGGGTTCAGGACTCTCTCAACGGAGTCAAGAAGCTCGAGGAGGGATTGGCATTCCGAGGCGGTGTCGAGGGGATCAACCAGGTCTCAGCGGCCGCCAAGAACCTTAATTTCTCGGAGGCCCAGGCGGGTATTGCCGAGACTACGAGCAAGTTCTCGGCTCTCCAGTCGATTGCCTTCGGCGCGCTCGCCAGCATCGGTGGAAAGATCGCAGAAGTCGGCTCCTCGATGCTCTCGAGCTTCACGGTTCAGCCCCTTATCGACGGTATGAAGGAGTACGAGCTTCAGCTCAACTCTGTTCAGACCATTCTCGCCAACACCGCCCAGAAGGGCGAGACGATCGAGACCGTGAACGCAGCCCTGGACAGGCTGAACACATACGCGGACCAGACCATCTATAATTTCGGCGAGATGACGTCCAACATCGGTAAGTTCACCGCTGCCGGTATTGGACTGGACGACTCGGTCGCGTCGATTAAGGGTCTGGCGAACTGGGCAGCTATTGCGGGGGCCAACTCCCAGGATACCTCGAGGGCTATGTACCAGCTTTCGCAGGCCATGGCCGCAGGAACGGTGAAGCTGCAGGACTGGATGTCCCTGGAGACCTCAGGTATCGCAACCAAGACGTTCCAGGACCAGCTGATCCAGACGGCCAAGGTCCATGGCAAGAGCGTCGACGAAATGATCGCCAAGAACGGGTCATTCAGGCTCTCCCTCCAGGAGGGGTGGCTGACCCAGGAGATCATGATGGAGACCCTGAAGCAGATGGCCGGCGAGTACACCGACGAGCAGCTGCTCTCCATGGGCTACACCGAGGAGCAGGTCGCTCAGATCCAGGAACTCGCCAAGACCGGTATGTCTGCGGCTCAGGACATCAAGACGTTCTCGCAGTTGATGGGCGTTATCGGTGAGGAGCTCGGTTCGTCCTGGTCCCAGTCGTTCCGAATCATCTTCGGCGACTTCGAGCAGGCCAAGGAACTGTGGACTAAGGTCGGTGCGTTCCTCACCGGTCCGAGTGGTGTCATCACGCAGATGGGTAACGCCAGGAACGCCCTTCTCCAGGGCTGGGCGGACCTCGGCGGTAGGGAGAGGATCCTCGAGGGCCTCGCTTCTCTGTTCCACGCCATGTGGGATCCGTTACAGCGCATAGGCCAGGCGTTCTCGCAGGTCTTCAGCGGTCCGTCCGCCGAGGGTCTGTACGCGATGTCCGAGGCGTTCGCGAACTTCATGGCTAAGCTGGTGCCCAGCGAGTCCACCATCGAGTCGATCGGTAACTACTTCGAGGCTTTCTTCCGGATCGTCAAAATAGGTGTACTGGTCCTCACCGACTTCGCCAAGGTGATCGGTTGGATTGCCAACGGAGCACTCAAGGGGCTAGGAACCCTTATTTCCAACCTAACTGGCCACACCCAGAGTTGGTCGGGGAGTCTCTTAGAGCACGTCAAAGCAGTTCAGGAATGGTATGACAACCTGAATGTCGCCGAGAACGTCATCAAGGCCATCATCTGGACCGGCAACGGGCTGAAGCGTATCTGGGCTAACTTCTCCGAGGGTTTCCATGACGAGATCACGCCTAGCCTCAAGCGTCTTGGCGAAGCCTGGGCCAACCTGTGGGAGGCTCTGAAGTCTGCGGGCTCCGGAATCAAGGAAGCCATCGTCGGGCCGTTCCGGGAGCTCAAGGAGAGCGCCCAGGAGGTCGGTCAGGCGCTCGGTATCACCAGCGATTCCACCGAGGAGGCCGGCGAGACTGCCGAAGCGAACGAGTCTAAGTTCACCAAGCTCAAGAACAAGATCGTCGAACTGTTCGAGTCTGCCTACAAGAAGTCTTATTTCTGGGGGCAGCACCTGGCTGACCATCTTATTCCGGCTATTGACAAGCTCACTAGCTTCATCAACTGGCTGACTGAGTGCATCAACAAGCAGGCCATCGTCGTTAGCGACTGGTTGACTCCCAAGATGGAGCGGCTGGCCGCACTTTACGACGAGGTGTCCACCAAGTTCAGCGAGTGGGCTGAGGCCATGCAGAACGGGCCCGATATTGCTTGGTTGTCGTCCCTCGGCGGTATTCTTTCGTCGTTCGGAGCTGGTGTCTGGGGCGTCCTCAAGAATCTGGCTACTCTGAACTTCGACTTCGACACCAAACCGTTCCATAAGGCGTTCAGCGACCTCAAGACGCTCATGGGCGAGTACGCCGAGTCTGTCAAGTACGGCTGGAGTACCACCAAGGACTTCATCGCCAACCTTGAGCTCAAGGACAAGGCTACATCCGGCTGGCATAACTTCGTCAAGCTTATCCATGGCATCGGCAAGGTTCTGTCCACCGTTGGCCACTACGCCGTCATTGCCGCCAAGGCTCTAATCGAGCCGTTCAAGGGCGCATTTGCTGAGCTCAAGAACATGGCCGACAACGGCGACTATGGGGGTATATTCGACGCCATCCTCAAGACGGGCGCTCTGGTCACATTCCTCGCAATTGCCCGGAATGTTATCAACACCTTCAAGGAGTGGGGCAAGGCCGGATCCAACTTCGCTGGAATTCTCGGCAGTGTCAAGGACGTCATCGACGGATTCAAGGAATCAATGGAGGCTACGACCGCCAAGGTCAAGGCCACCACTGTCCTTATTCTCGCCGGAGCCGTTCTCGTTCTGGCCGCTGCGCTCTGGGTCGTCGCCCAGATCCCGGCAGGCAAGATTGTGGCCGCTGGTGCAGCTCTATATTTCATGTTCAACATGCTCAAGAAGGCGGAGGACGAGCTGTCCAGCGCCGGGGAAGGCAAGGACACGAAGGGGCTCGCTAAGCGAATGCTGGCGCTGGTCGTATTGGCCGGAGTCGCACTCCTACTGGGCAAGGCACTGAACAACATCGGAACTATGGACTGGGATGATATCCTCAAGGGAACCCTTGGGCTCTTCGCAGTCATAAAGATGCTGATGATGGTGGCCGATACGACTACCAAGAAGAACAAGGATATCCTGGCGTTCGCTCTCACAGCGATTCCGCTGGGCATCGGTGTTATGCTCCTTGCCTATGCGGTCAAGCCGCTTGGTGAGATGAGTCTGTCGGACCTGACACAGGGTGTTCTGGCACTTGGTCTTATCATGAAGATGATGACCATGATGTCCCAGATGGGTACGGTCAAGATCAAGAAGGCCTCGGCATTCGCATTCCTTGCGCTGGCATTTACCATGCGACAAATTGCGAAAGTCCTAACCGAGATCGGTGAGTTGTCTTGGGGCGACACGATCAAGGGCATCATCGCTATGGATATTTGCCTGGCGTCCTTGACGTTCACTGTTGAAAGGCTCGGAAGCGACAAGCTCTCCGGCGGCAAGTCTCTTGTCGGGGCTCTAACGATCCTTGTCCTGGCTGCGACGCTTAAACTCATCGCCAGCGATATTGAGAGTTTCGCATCCATGCCATGGGGCGACTACCTCAAGGGTCTGGTCATGATGTCAGCGGCCCTGGCCGTTCTCGTTGGGATCAGCTCCATCGGTGGGGGAAGTCTCGCCGGTGCCGCGGGCCTCTTTGTGACTGTAGCAGCACTCGCTCTCCTGGCGCCTGTCATGAAGATGCTGGGGGAGATGGACTGGGCCACCGCAGGCAAGGGTATTGCTATCATGGCCCTGGGGTTGGCCGCTCTTGTGGCTGTCGGATATGTTGCTGAGTTTGCCGCGGTCGGTCTCCTTGCACTGGGCGGCGCTATCCTGATGATCGGGATGGGTGTTGGCCTAGCGACCGAGGGTATCGCCAAGTTGGTTGATGCCATCGCGAACCTGTCGACCTCGGGCGCCGATGGTGTCCAGACATTCCTCGCGGCCGTCGACGGCTTCATTGAGAGAATGCCTGCGATGGGTACGGCGCTCGGCGAGGGCTTCATCAACTTCATGCAGGTCCTCATCGACAATTCGGGCACCATCGTCGAGTACCTCAAGCTTATCCTGACGTCTGGCGCTCAGGCTATGATTGAGTCTATCCCGACGTTCGTTCAGCTCATGACCACGATCCTCCTGGCGATCATCCAGGTCATATACGACAACGCCCAGGCTCTGATCGACTGCGCCATATTCTTGATCCTGACTTTGTCGCAGGCTCTCATTGATAACATGCCGCAGTTGGTCCAGAGGGGGTCGGACGTACTCATATCATTCTTGGATGGTCTGAGTCAGAAGATCCCCGAGATCGGGACGAAGGCTACGGACTGTATCGTGGCGTTCATCACCAGTCTCGGCGACGAGATGCCCCGCATCACCGACGCGGCGGCCAAGACCGTCATCAAGTTCATCAACGGACTTGCTGATGCGATCGAGAACAACTCCGAGGCGATGGCTCAGGCGGGTGTTCGACTCATCAGTGCCATCACAAGGGGTATCGGTACCGGCATCAAGACTCTCGTATCTACGGGGGTCGCGCAGATGAAGAACGCTGGTATTCAGCTGGTCAACGGCCTCAAGAACGCGATCACCGAAAAGCTCTCCTCCATCGCCAGTGCGGTTACGAGTATGGGTAGCACCGTTGTTTCGAAGGTCAAATCGGCGTTCGGTATTCATTCTCCTTCGAGGGTGATGTACGAGATCGGTGATTTCCTGATGCAGGGTCTTGCGAACGGTATCACCGATAACACCGAGCAGGGTATCGCGGCGGCCACTACCATGGCCACTGATACCGTCGACGCGCTCTCCAAGGGCTTCGGTAACACGAAGGATATTTGGAACAACGCATTCGGAGAGAACGCCGATCCGACGATCAAGCCGGTTCTGGACCTCTCGCAGGTCGAGGAGCAGGCGGGTCGTCTCGACGAAATTCTCCCCAAGGAGGAGATCGCCGGCACTCTCACGACGACGGCGACCGCACAGCTCGCGGGACGAGTTGTTACTAGCACTCCGGTGAAGTCGAACGACACCGCCGCCAGCGAGACGTACAACCAGGGCACAAGTCTCGTGTTCAACCAGTACAATAACTCGCCGAAGGCGCTGTCCGAGGCGGAAATCTACCGCCAGACTCGTAACCAGATCGAGCAGGTGAAGGGAGCCATGTACGAGCTATGATTGAGTCAATCGAGTTTCTTACGTACCGACAGCAACGCGTCGTTCTTCCTCTGAGGGATCCTTGGGGGACGGGCGTGGCTGTCAAATCCGTTGATGGTCTGTCGGCTACGAAGGCCTCGATCAACACGACTGAACTGGCTCTTACGGATGTGGCTATATTCAACGGCGCGAGGGCGGGAATGAGGAACCTCAAGATCAAACTCGCGCCGTTGCCCATGCCTGACATCGAGACCAGCAGGCAGCGCATATACTCCTGGTTCCAGATCAAGCAGCTCATGACTGTGTATATCAACACGGACAAGCGCAGGGTCAAGACGGAGGGGTATGTCGAGACGGTTGAGGCAGATATATTCTCGAAGGAACAGGAGATCAACATCTCCCTCCTATGCCCGGATGCTTACTGGCATGACGCGGATACTAGCATCGACAAGAACCTGGAATGGTCCCGGGAGATCCCGTCTTTCGAGTTCGACTTCATGGACCAGCCGTCTCCGTCGCTGGAGTTCAGTAAGGACCGTGGTTTATTGTCTGCTACGATCGATTACGAGGGTGACGTGGAGACCGGGTTCACCATGGTCTTCACTTTCCGTCCCGGAGCCAAGCTTCCGATCACGGTGACCGAGACGTTCTCCGGCGACCAATTCAAACTCACCGGGGCATTTCTCGACAAGACGTACTACAAGGTCGATCCCATCGTAGGTGGCGACATTGTGACGGTCAATTCTAGGACGGGACGCAAGTCCATCATCCGAAATCGGGGAGGCCGCAAGGACAAGTTCATCGCGGCATTAGACCGTAACTCGGATTGGCTCAAGCTGAGGCCTGGTGTCAACGAGTTCCAGATCGCTATGAATGATCCGAATCTCACGGACGTATATTTCTCAACCGACGTTCTCTTTCAGGGGGTGTGACATGTATCTTGCGGTTTTCGACGAGGCCATGGTTCTCCAGCATATTTGTGAGGACTACAAGTCCATCATCTGGACTGAGAGGTTCCACGGCTTCGGCGACTTCAAGCTTACTGTTCCCGGAACTCTGGAGAACCTGCAGATCTATCAGCTCGACTACTACCTGTACACCAAGGGCACGAACAAGCTCATGATCATCGAGCAGGTAGAGCTCAACACAGAGTACAGCAAGCAGTCGTTGCTGACTGTCAGCGGACGCAGTCTCGAGTCCATATTGGACCGGCGTGTAATGCACCCTTATCCGATTTGGGATGGGACCAGGTTGTGCATGCATGAGCGAACCAAAGGTAAGGTCAAAGATGTTATCAAGCATTACACCAACCTTCTGTTTAAGCAGAGAGATTCGCTAGACACATCGCACGAGAGGCACGTCACGGGGTTTGGTTGGTACTCAGTCGATGAGTTGCCTTCCGGGATTCGTAAAGGGCGTCCTGTTTCTTCGATGGACATCGGAAACATCAGGGCTAATGCCAACGGCACTGTCCGAAACATGACGCGTAATGCCGATTACTCTCATGCGGCCTATGATGATACCGATCCATATATTATGGAAGGCTCCTGGTACAAGCTCGTTCAAAATCTAACCGATTTGACTATGTCCGGATGGGCTATCGAGTATGACGGGGAAGATCCGTATTACTGGTACGGGTATACGTATAACGGCGTGAACCGAACATTCAATCAAGGTGAGCGTCCACCGGTAGTATTCTCTCCGAAGTATGACAACCTGTCTAAGGCAACCTACTTCAAGTCCAAGGTGTCTACGCGAACCAAGATATTCTCGGGCGCTGTGAAATTCACTGTACCCTTGGAGTTGCAGCTCTCAAAAGAGTATCTCGATGACAACCGAGACTCTGCGATGCAGAACAACTCCGTCACCGTCGGTACCAGGGGGCTTGGTCTGCGAGAAGGTTATTTCCAGAGTCCGTCGATCGAACACACCAACGGGTACATGATCTCGAAAGGGAGCGGTCAGTGGGGAGTGGCGTCGATCGACCCCGAATCCATTTATCGCCAGATCCACGAGCAGTGCAATACTGAACTGTGGCGTCACATGCCCATCGAGATGTTCTCGGGCGAGGCTGCCCAGCAGTCCATGTACACTTACAACGAGGACTTCTTCCTAGGCGATTTCGTGCAGATCCAGAACGAGTTCGGGCAGCAGGACATCGCTCGGGTAACCGAGTACATTCGTACATCCTCGGACTCGGAGGGTGACGTCTTCTATCCAACGTTCGAGTCCTTGTCCGATATTCAGAAGTCGAAACCGGGGTTGAACATCACATGACAGAGAAATCAGGATTCTTCGTTTCCATCAATGGAGACCGGAAGTACTCCGCTGATGACTTCGGCCGAATGTTCGACGGAGTCATCTCGGACGGTATATTCCAGAACTGGGGTCGAGGCTACCAGGTGGCCAAGGGCTCTGGACGAGAGATCATCGTACAGTCTGGCCGCGCCTGGTTCAAGGGGCACTGGATTGAGAACGACGCGAACAAGGTCTACGCGCTTACCGAGGGCGCTACGGACGGCGATCGTTACGATGCTGTAACCATCAGGGTCGACAAGACGCCCAGCGTTCGTTCCGCTGGTACTCGTGTTATTCAGGGAACTTCGGGTGGTGGTGTTCCGCAGCCTACCCAGACGAACGACACCTTCGAGGTCATCATCGCCTATATTCGGGTCCCCAGGGGAGCCAAGACGAATGCCGACTTCGAAGTCACGGACTGTCGCGGTAGGGTTGGCGCTCAGTATGCTCAGTGGGCTCAGAGTGTCATGCAACCCAAGCAGATCGCTCTGAACAACAAGAACGATTTCCTCAACGCCTTCAACAACGACCCGAATCTCAAGCGAGTCATTACTCGGGGCAACAACCTGGGACGGGTCATGACGCCCGCCCAGAAGGCTGCCATTCGAAACGGGACGTTCGACGGCTTGTGGCTGGGCGACTACTGGCAGTACAACGATAATTCCTGCAAGTGGATCATCGTCGACTTCGACCGGTGGCTGGACTACCCGAATGGCGAGAATCAGCACCGAATCACGGTCATGAGCGACCGCAACCTCGGAATCGACAATATCGGCGAGTCGGGATGGTGCGAATACGGCTGGAACGGCTCCAAGATGCGACGGGACTATTCCAATGGCATGGTGCGCTTCGCCACGCTTACCCAGGTCTTCGCCATGTCGGACTTCCGGACGTTCCCTGTTATGGAGCCGCACGGTTACGAGAACACCGGGAATGCCTGGGAGCGCACGGAGAAGGACTGGACCTGGGAGTATCCACAACTCACCATCCCGTCTGAGTTCGAGATGTTCGGCTCATATCTTGTGCACAACCGCATCAACGGCGACACTCACACTATCGGCCCGATCTCTCGTCAGTTCTCGTATTTCCGTGTTGGCAACCCGATTCCGACCCCGGGCGAGTCCTTCTGGCTCCGGGATCAGATCTCTAAGGACTACTTCGGCCTGTACTACGGCGATCAGCGTCGAGTCACTTGGGCCCAGTGGACCGAGAAGTACGGGGTGCGCCCAATCGTTTCTATCGGAGGCTAAATGTCTCATACTGTGGAGCTGGTGATCACCATATTCGGCTCCGTTCTCACCAGTACTGGTCTCTGGGCGTATCTCCAGAAACGTGCGGAAAGGCATGATGCCAAGACGCAGCTGATGCTGGGTCTAGCGCACAACCAGATCGTGGCTATGGGAACCGCATATCTGTCCCGTGGTTACATCACCATCGATGAGTTTGAGGACTTACAGAAGTATCTGTATCAGCCCTACCACACTTTCGGCGGAAACGGGACTGCCGAAAAGGTAATGGATGCCGTGAACCGGCTTCCGATCCATTTTCCTGACACCCGAAGAAAGGACAAGCGCTATGTCGCTGTCGAATCAGACCTACAACACTCTGAAGTGGATTGCACAGATCCTGCTTCCTGCCCTCGCCACCCTGTATCTCGCCCTGGCGGGTTTGTGGGGTTTCCCTCACACTGAGGCGGTTGTGGGTACCATCACCGCTCTCGACACTTTCCTGGGCGCTCTGCTCGGTCTCGCGGCCAAGAACTACGAGCCCGAGGTTGACGGCGTGCTCCATGTGGACCACAAGAACCAGGAGGTCTACGCCGCTCTGGAGACCCCTGCCCAGGACATGACCAAGAAGGACACGGCCACTCTGAAGGTCTCCGAGGTCTGACGATCCGCGGGATCGACATGGTCTATAATGATACCCCTCATTTGAAAGGAATACCATGTCCGACAACAAGCCGAACACCAAGAAGGCCCTCGAAGAGGCTTACGCTTTCATCGACGGCATGGATCCCGACAGTGAAGCCTATCGCGAAGCTCTCCGCAGCATCAAGGAGCTTGAGCAGATTCAGGACGCTAAACACCGCCGTTTCTGCCCCAGCCCCGATGCTGTGGTGGGCGCCGCCGGCTCCATCCTCGGAATCCTCGCCATCGTGAAGGCTGAGCAGATCTTCCCCGTCGCCTCCAAGGCACTCGGATTCGTCGCCAAGATCCGCATCTGAGACACGAAAGACCTAGGACCCCACAAGGGTTCTAGGTTTTTCGAAATCCAAAAATTCCCGGGTGGGAAAATTGGAACGCGGATTTTACAAGGTATATAACGAGACCCCTCACGAAAGGAATGCATCATGTCCAACATCTTCATCGCATTCGGTTTCATCTCCTTCGTCATGTTTCTGTACACCGTCTACTCCCAGGCGCAGCAGATCAAGGCTCTCAAGAAGACCGTCCGCCGCCAGCGGCACCTTCTTAAGTTTGCTTCAGATCAGCCCGCCCAGGAGACCGACAATGTAGAGAAGTATCTCGAAGAAGATTGGGCCGAGATCGAGAAGATCTTCCGACAGAACTCTACCAAGAAGTGACTCTCACGCCTAGAACCTTCACGGGTTCTAGGTTTTCGCAGAATCAGCAGAGCATATAATGAGACCCATAGACCGAAAGGACCGATCATGCTGATCTCCCGCCTCGTCGAGAACCTTGTCAAGTCTGTCATCTACTGCGTTGGCATTTACGCCATCGTCAAGTGGGTGCTCTCTCGCTACAAGATCTCGAAGCAGGATTTCACCACCCCTACCCATATCGACCACAGTCTCTAACGCCCGTGCCCTCTAACAGAGGGCATAGGTTTTCGCGGATTTTGCATGGCCTATAATGAGACCCCCATCTGACACTCACTCCTAGAACCCAACTCGGGTTCTAGGTTTCTCGATAGAAAGGAACGCATATGAACCCTGAAGACATCGAGCTGGAATTCCACGATCCGGATCCCATCACCAATACGCAGAAGGTCTCACTCACGGTCCCCGACCACGTTGACCCGATGGTTGCCCAGCAGATGCTCCGCAATGCCCTCAGGGATCCCGTCGCCGTTGAGACCTGGCGAGTAGAGCTCAGCAAGATCGAGAAGGAGAGCAAGTGAACCTCGCATTCATTAAGGCTGCCCAGGACTTCATCGTACGCAATTCGCATCATATCCTCACCGGACTGGCGCTGCTGGGCCTCGGAGCATCGGTCGCCCTGAGCGTCCATGCGGACCGCCAGATGCAGGAGTGGGATATTGACGACTTCAAGCGCCTCACCAAGGAGCAGCGAATCAAGATCTACGCCAAGATCTACGCTCCTCCGGCCATCGCCATATTAGCCACCGGCGCTTGCGTCATCGGCGCTCACAGCATCTCGGTCAAGCGCGAGTCGTCCCTGCTTCTCGCTTACGAGGGCACGCGCCAGGTGTACGACCGTTATCGCGCCTCCGTCCAGGATCGCCTAGGTCCGGAGGAGAAGACGATCTCCCAGAATGCCGCGTCCAAGATGGATCCATATCCTCGTGACGCAGCTGTGGTTTGTGGTGAGGGCGACGTTCTGTTCTACGACGCCTACAGCGGCCGTTATTTCAAGTCCACCGTCAACAAGATCGACCGTGTCGTCAACGAACTCAACTACACTCTCCTCCGAGAGATGTGTGTCAGCCTTAACGAGTTCTACGCCGGCATTGGTCTCGAGGGTATTTCCTTGGGCGACCAGCTCGGATGGAATGAGCAGAGGCAGATCGAGGTGCACTACGGTGCCCAGGTCTCGGACGACGGGAAGGCCGTCGTGGTCGTTGATTTCGTCGTCGAGCCCACTGAGAAGTGGTTCAAGCTTTCGTGAAAGGAGCACGGTATATAACGAGACCCATCTAGAAAGGAATGACCATGAGTTTCAAAGAGACCACCGGATACAAGGTCGTATCCCTTGTCGCCTCGACATCCGCCAGCATCACCGCCGGTGCCGTTGTCGGCGCTCTCTGCCCTCCAGCCGGAGTGGTATTGACCGCCATCTACGGCGTCGGTAGTAGTGTCCTTGGTACATATGTCGGTGACAAGGCCGGACGACAGTACGCCGAGACCCTTGCCGAAACCATCGACTCCATGAAGACACCTCAGACCAACTAGACCCCCTATGCCCTCTAACAAAGGGCATAGGCTTTCGCAAATTCTGCACGCACTATAATGAGACCCCATCAACTCGAAAGGAACTCTCATGTCCGAGAACACCGCTCCCGCCGTTATCGAGCACTCCGAGACCGTTGAAGACGAGACCCCCATCGTCGCCGTCAACTGGACCAAGCTCGGTGCCGTCGCCAAGAAGAGCGCGCGTTACGTGCTGCCCGCCGCAGCTGGTTTCGCCGCGCTCGTCCTGGTGAAGGCCCTTGCTTCCTCCAGCGACAGCGATGACGAGGCTCCCGCCGCCATCGAATCGGACGCCGAAGTCGTGGACGCTGAGCTCGTCGAAGAGACCGACGACTGATACTACTCACCCCTAGAACCCAACTCGGGTTCTAGGTTTCTCATTTTCAGAAAGGAACGAACGATGGAGCTTCAGGCGGCCGTGGTGGTTACCCTCACCGAGAACGGCAAGACAGTCAAGCGCGTCATCCAGAAGAGCGACAAGTTCGACGAGAAGACCTCGTGGGACCATATTGTCAAGCAGACCAAGTCGCTCGCAGCTACCACTCTCAACTCGATGGACTGAAAGGCATATCCATGATCAAGATGAACGTCAGCGCCGAGACCTTCGACGGCGACATGGTCACCGAGACCCTCTGGTTCCACATGAACAAGGTGGACTTGATTGACCTGCAGCAGTCGCAGCCCGGCGGGTTCACTGACACGCTTCAGGCGTTCATGTCTCGCAAGCCCGAGGACTGGACCACGAAGGACAAGTTCAAGCTGTTCGACTACTTCCGCACCATCGTTGACAAGGCCTACGGTGAGCGGTCGTCTGACGGCAAGCGATTCAGCAAGTCGCCGGAGATCCTCGCCCGCTTCAAGGACAGCATCTTCTACGACGAGTTCGTGCTGAGCCTGCTGGAGGACGAGAAGAAGAGCATCAAGTTCTTCAACGGCGTCATGCCCAAGGCGCTCCTCGACCAGGCCAAGAAGGAGCGGCCGGACGTATTCAACCAGATCGAGGCCTGAGAAACCCGAGCGGGGCCCTGGGGAGACCTGGGGCCCCGCATATCAGAAGGAGCGAACATGACCGATAACGTACCCGTGAGGGGCGATTTCCCCTCCAACTCACGGAAGACCAAACCTGCCGTCGAAAGGGTCGTCAAGACTCCGGCGCGTATTGACAAGGGCAGTCTAGGCAAGCAGGCGCTTCAGGCGTTCTTCGCCGAGGACATCAAGGAGGTGGCCAACTACCTTCTCTGGGATATTGCCCTGCCAAGCGTCAAGAACGCCGTGAGCGATATCTTCACATCCGGGATCGACCGGCTGCTCTTCGGAGGCGACGGCGGTCCTCAGCGCTCTCGCAGCAACAAGACCTACACCTCATATTCCAATCGGACTTACGGGCGTCGTGAGACTCCAACCGAGCGGACGTACACTCAGAGGGACCGTCGGGAGCACAATCTCGAGTCCATCATATTCGCAACCCGTAGTGAGGCCGAGGATGTCCTGAACCACCTGATCAGCATCTGCGACCAGTACGACGTGGCGACCGTGGGAGACCTGTACGGCATGGCCGGCATTTCCCAGTCGTACACCGACGAGAACTGGGGATGGCGGGATCTCCGAAGCGGACGCGCTGTCCGTTCCCGCAATGGATACATTCTCGATCTACCGAAACCGGAGGACGTCAGATGAACGACGAAGAGATGACAACGGTCTACAGTCTCACATCTATCTTTCTCACTGTATTCATTCTGCTTCTCATCCTCGCCGGCCTAGGGTCCGTTCCGGTCTGGGTCGTATTCGCAGGTCTGATAGTCATCAACGCCATCCTCATCGCAGGGATCGTGAACGACATAAGGAACAACAAATGAGCATCGAGCAAATGCGCGCTAAGCTACGCCAAGCATACGGAGGGTCGGCGGCGTGGGTCGCCAAAGTTGACCGCATGAGTGACGGTCAGGTAATTGCAGTCTACAAGAGCCTTAACGAGAGGAAGTACTTCGCATCATGAGTCTTACTGTTATTTCGCGCCTAGCCGGCAAGGGCGCTCTCATCGTCTCCAAGCACGCTCCCGCCATCCTGACGGGGCTGGGGATCGCCGGCTTCACCGCAACTGCAGTCCTCACAGCCAAGCAGACGCTGAGCGTCGGAGAGGTCACCTGGGAGGACCTGAACGAGCTGTCGACGGTTAAGGCGGCCGAAGACGAGGAGAAGTTCGAGAAGCGGGATATTCAGATCGCCAAGGCCCGTGCCTGGGGCAATCTGACGAAGCATCTTGTCAAGCACTATGCCCTGCCGCTGAGCCTGGGCACGGCCTCCGCCATTTCTCTGATCCTGGCGCATCGGATTTCTGCGCATCGGATTGCTGGTCTGTCCATGGCATATGCTGGCCTCGAGGAGTCCTTCCGCAACTACAAGGACCGCATCGAGGAGGGCTTCGGCAAGGAGGAGACCGAGCGCATTCTCGCCGAGGCTGACGCCAATGCCCTCGACAAGGCGAAGATGGACTACTACAACGAGACGGGACGTGAGTTCCAGCTCAAGCCTGAGGAGTTCATGCGTGAGCTCGGCGTCTCGCCATATGCTGTCGTGTTCGATCAGAACGCGAAAGCCTGGGAGGGGAACGAGGACTACAGCCTCATGATCCTCCACGCTCAGGAGAACTACGCTAACGACATCCTGCGGACTCGTGGATATCTACTTCTGAACGATGTGTACAAGGGTCTCGGCCTGCCTCCGACATCTGCCGGTTCTGTGGTCGGCTGGGTCTACGACAACGAGGACGGCGACGGTATCGTCGAGTTCGGCAACTTCGAGGTATTCAACTACCGCGACTACGACCCGGTCCTCGGACGCGAGGTCACCAAGTTCGTCCTCGACTTCAACGTCGACGGCGTTATCTACGACCAGATTGACAGGGTGGCAATTCGATGAAGGTAGCATTTCTGATCCTGGTCGGTTTCGCCATCGGTCGAGCAACTAAACGAAAGGGACGCAAGTGAAACTACTACCGGCGCTCGTCGTCGGCCTTACGGCAGGATTTCTTGCCGTGCAGGACTTGAAGGGCGATAAGAAGGAGCCTGAGGAGAAGGCTGTAGAAACTCCGGTCGAGCCGGAGGAGGAAGTGAAGGAGCCGACGATGGATGAGTATGAGGATATCGTCAACGACGAGTATCTCGACATCACCATGGAGGATGACCTATCCGAGATTATGGGAGAGGATTTTGAGGAAGAGGGCGACGAGGAGGTCGCGGAGGGGGACACCGTCCGAGCCATCTCCGAGCAGGAGTACGACGAGGGCGCATTCGGATTTGAGCGCGTCAACTTGATGTACTTCGTCGACGACGAGGTCCTGTGCGACACGGACATGATCACGATCGACAACAAGAACGAGTGGCTCGGGGACGTCGATCTTATACTCGGACCAGATGAGATCACGGTCATGTGGATCCGCAACTTCAACCTCTCCTACGATATTCGCCTCGAGGTTGTTGAGGACTCATACTCAGGATCCCACTGATGGAAGACGAGTACTTCGACTTCCTAGTCTCATTCTTGGGGGAGGATGAAAGTCAGCTGCCGAGCATGTTTGACAGCTACTTCCTCCTGATGAAGCTCTACCGTACCGAGTTCCGCTACTCCGCCATGATGG